CACACTGATTCTTTACTTTTTTCGTCATGAACTTCGCTATCTCCAACAGCACCGCAATCGAAGCAATCGCTATCAACGACAACACCGCAACCCTGACCTTTAAGGGTAACCGCTCCTACGATTACACTCTGAACGATGTTGCTAACTTCGTAACTTCGCTGAGCAAGGTTATTGAGAGCGGCGAATCTGTCGGTCGGTTTGTGAACAACAGCATCAAATCTGAGGTGCTTATGCCTATCGTTGCTGCCTGATAGTTGTGCGGGGTGCTTATACTTAGCACCCCTTCTTTATTCTTTATTCTTTATACGAACAATCGCAGGTTATTCGTTATTCGTATCAGCAGTATATGCGATTAATTGTTTATTCTTATAGGCGGGCGTGCCCGTATAAAAACCCATAACTACCCTAACCTACAACGGACCAAAAGAGCGTGAGAACTATAAGGATCAAAAAAATTTTCGCTGAGTAAAAACCATGAGAACCCCGCCGAGAGTATTATGAGAAGACATCGTGATCCTTATTGGAATTTCTGGAAGGTAGTCTTTGCGGGATGGTTAATACGATATCCGGGGAGAATCTTTGAGATATTTCGATTTCCGTTTTTTATGTTAGTGGGCGTTTGTGTAATTGTGATATATAATTCAGTTTCAAAATGAGACTCAGAGAAAAAAATTCTGAAAAATTTTTTATGACTGAAAAAGTTTATCACATATATGCAAAGGATAAGTGCATCTACCATTCACTTTGCAGGGAAGAGTTTGAGATTGTGTGGGATTCGCTGAATAAATTCGTAGAAATTTTCAGTGAGTATCATAAGGCAGATTTAGAGTATGAGGAGGTAGTAAAAAATGCAAGTGTGATTAGAGACAGTTCATATTGACAGATATAAATATTGGGACTAAAATGACATTGAGGTTTTATTAAACAAATGGCAAAAGGATTTACTGTAAAAGCAAAGGCACCGATTGCAGCGACTGCATCTGATTGGGATTATGATGCAATCAAGGAGCGAATGAAGGGGAAGAGCATTGTATTTTGTCTTCCTGGACGTGGGTGTTCTTTTCAATTTTTGAAGAGTTTCGTTCAATTGTGCTTTGATATGGTACAGAATGGAATGAGTATTCAAATTTCTCAGGATTATTCTTCAATGGTGAATTTTGCACGTTGTAAGTGTCTTGGTGCGAATGTATTGCGTGGACCGAAGCAAGTACCGTGGGATGGTAAGTTAAATTATGATTATCAGCTTTGGATTGACTCGGACATTGTTTTCAACACAGAAAAGTTCTGGCAATTGTGCGATCTTGCTCTGAATGAGGAAGGTGAAGATAAGGAAGTTGTTGCTGGATGGTATGCCACAGAGGATGGGCGCACGACATCAGTAGCACACTGGTTAGAGGAAGAGGATTTCCGCAACAATGGTGGAGTGATGAATCATGAGACTGTTGAATCCATTTCAAAGCGTAAGAAGCCTTTTACTGTTGATTACACAGGATTTGGGTGGGTATTGATTAAGAATGGAGTATTTGAGAATCTTGAGTATCCATGGTTTGCTCCTAAGATGCAAGTTTTTGAGTCTGGTGCAGTTCAGGATATGTGTGGAGAGGATGTGTCCTTCTGTTTAGATGCAAAGGATGCAGGATTTGATATTTGGTGTGATCCACGTATTCGTGTGGGACATGAAAAAACTCGTGTAATTTGATTGGAGATTTAACTTATGGCACTTAATAAGACTATTTTTACTCCTGCGGCTCCTAAGAAGACTCGTCAAGGGCGTTCTGCTCGCACATTGCTTTCAGCAACATCTCGCAATGGAAGGAAGAAAAAATATAGGGGTCAAGGTAAATAGATAAAGAACAAGATTCTTTCGATGTACCATTTAGAAGTATCTAATGAATGGAATTCAATACATCCAAAAGATCTTTGGGTTTATAATAAACTCATATTAAATCGTCTTCTAGGGCATCTCTGTGGACCTACAGGGGTGCCTGTTTTATATTCTGGGTATTATATCGTCCGACCAAGTATTAATTTACTTGGTATGGGGCGATTTTCGCGTAAGGAGTGGATTGATAAAGATACTGAACACTTTCATCCTTCTGAATTTTGGTGTGAGATCTTTGAAGGAGAGCATTTAAGTGTTGATTATCAGAATAGAAACGCAAAATTAGTAGTTAAAGGTGAAAGAGATTATAAAGATCCGTATTATAAATGGAAAAAATGGTCTATAATAGATAAGAAAGTAGAATTTCCATCAATATTAGAGGAATTAGTTGGTGATTATGAGTGGATTAACTGTGAATTTATTGGAAATAGGTTAATTGAGGTTCATTTCAGAAGAAATCCAGATTTTAGATATGGAAATACTGTTGCAATTCCAGTTTGGAAAGGTGAGAATTTAAAGAATGATAGTAAATTAAGATTTATTGAAGATGAAGACTACTTAAGAAGAGGGTTTTATATTGATTCCGGGATAGAAACCCCGTAAAAAGTTCTGTTCAACCTCAAAAAGGAGAAAACAGATGGCAATGAATCCAAATCCTGATAGGAATACAAATTATATGAGAGAAGTTTGGGGAACATCAAGTTTAATTACTGATTATTGGTCATTAGAAGCACCTGCACAAACTTATGAAGGTTCACATTACAGTCATGGTCATGGATTTTTCAAGGGAAGAATGCTTCGTGAGATCAATAATGATGATATGACACCCAAAAAGCATGATTTTTCTGTTCAGAAGGAAATACATGAAAAAATCCGTAATGATAATGATTATGATGACTGGGAATATGGTACAGAACCTATTTTTGGGTGATAAATAAGATAGAATTATTGTTTTTTAGATGCCTTTAGAGCGGGTTAGTAAAGCTTTTAAGGATATTAGTCTGTCATTACAGTCTAATCCCCTAAATTTTGACTTAATCGCTGTTAAAAACGAAACAGCGATATCTCGCTCTATTCGAAATCTAGTATACACTGTCCCTGGAGAGAAATTTTTCAATCAAAATATTGGTTGTAAGATTTCTCAAAGTTTATTTGAGAATATTGATCAAATTTCCGCTTCAGTAATTAAAGATGAGATAACAAATACAATAGAAAATTATGAACCTAGGGTTGATTTAATCGATGTTGATGTAAGTCCTAATTATGAAAACAATGAATTTAACGTTACTATAAGATATTTCATTGTAGGGATTGATGCATTACCTCAACAATTATCATTTGCATTACTACCAACACGATAATGGCACTAGTAAACTTCACTAATCTAGATTTCGATCAGATTAAGACTACTATTAAGAATTATTTGAGATCCAACTCAAATTTTACAGACTATGATTTTGAAGGTTCTAATCTATCTGTAATTATTGACACCTTGGCATATAACACATACATTGCATCGTATAATGCAAGTATGGTAAGTAATGAAGTTTTTATTGATAGTGCAACTTTACGAGAAAATGTAGTTTCTCTTGCAAGAAATATTGGATATGTTCCAAGATCAAGAAAATCTTCAAGAGCAGTAATAAGTTTTTTTGTTGATACTACAGCATTTGATGTGGTTCCAGTATCAATCACTTTAAGAAAGGGTTTAGTTTGTACAACTTCGACCTTTGGAAACGAAAATTATACATTCTCAATACTTGATGATATTACAGTTCCTGTTGTAAATGGAATTGCAACTTTTGATTCTATTGAAATATATGAAGGAACTTATGCAAAGACATCCTTTACAGTAGATTCATTAAATCCAAATCAGAGATATCTTTTAGACAATCCAAATATTGACACATCAACATTAAGAGTATCAGTAACTGATGAAAATCAACAATTAAGAAAATATATTAATTCTTCAAATATACTGCAAGTCGATTCTCAATCTAAGGTCTTTTTCATTCAAGAAGTTGCAGATCAAAGATATGAATTGATTTTTGGTGATGGTGTCATAGGAAAAAAACTTGAAAATGGAAATATTATAGAAGCATCTTACCTTGTTACAAATGGTTTAGATGGTAACGGAGTCAACACATTTAATTTTTCGGGAAGATTAATAGACAGTAGAGGAAGAAGCATTACTTCTGGAATTTCTCTTATAACAACAGAATTGACTTCTCAGGGAGGATCTGAAATAGAATCAGTATCTTCTATTAAAAACTTTGCCCCAAGATTATATTCTGCGCAAAATCGTGCAGTAACTGCTTCGGATTACGAATCTATAGTTTCTAAGATATATCCAGAAGCAGATTCTGTAAATGTTTTTGGTGGAGAAGATCTATCTCCTCCACAATACGGAAAAGTTTTTATTACAATAAAACCAACTTTCGGATCTTTTGTATCAAATACAATTAAGGATAACATAAAAAGTGAGTTGAAGCAATACAGTGTTGCTGGAATTTTGCCTGAAATTTTAGACGCTAAGATTCTTTATATTGAACCAGATTCAAGCGTTTATTATAATGAAAATTTAGCATCTTCTTCAAATATAGTAAAAACTAAAATATCGGAAAACATATTTAAATTTTCAGAGTCTAAAGAAATTAATAAGTATGGTGCAAGATTTAAGTATAGTAGATATCAGAGTATAATTGATAATTCTGATCAGTCAGTGACTTCAAATATTACTAGAATTTTAATGAGAAGAGATCTTAAAGCATCTATAAATCAATTGGCAGACTATGAAATATGCTTTGGTAATAGTTTTTATGTAAAGGATATGGATGGATTTAATATTAAATCTTCTGGATTTAATATTTCAGGAGTTCAACAAACCGTTTATATTTCTGATATTCCAAATTCAGATTTAAAAACTGGCAATATAAGATTATTCTATTTGAATTCTGATACAGAATTTACAACTGTTTCCGAAAATGTTGGAACAATTGACTATGAAAAGGGTGAGATTAACATTAGTCCTATCGTATTTACATCTGCAGTGAAATCGAGTGGTGGAACACCGATTATAGAAATATCTGCAATACCAAAGTCAAACGACATAATTGGATTGCAAGACATTTATTTGCAACTAGATAATAGTAAGGTTACAATAAACATGATTTCAGATAGTATTGAATCAGGTTCTGATTCATCTGGATCTAATTATATTTTCTCGTCAAGTTATTTTAATGGCGATCTAGTCAGAAGATAGTAAATGAACAATACCAGAATAAAAATCAACTCTGTTGTAGAAAATCAACTCCCTCTCTTTGTCAGGGAAAATTTTCCTTTAGTAGAAGAATTTTTAAGAGAATATTATAAGTCTCTAGATCTTCAAGGTGGAGTATATGATATTTTACAAAATATAGATGAGCAAATCAAAGTTGACAATTCTTCCAATACAGTAGAGAGTACCGCATTAGAATTTGCTGTTGGATTTTTAGATAGGACTGTTACAGTATCTTCTACTGTAGGATTTCCTGATTATTATGGCCTGATTAAAATAGATTCCGAAATTATTTTATATAAGAAAAAAACCGATACAACTTTTGAAGATTGTGTGAGAGGTTTTAGTGCAATTTCTTCTTATACTGATGATGAGAATTTTATATTTGAAGATACTCTCACAGAAACTCACTCTGAGGGTTCCATAGTCACAAATTTAAGTGTTTTATTCTTAAAAGAATTTTATAATAAAACTAAAAAACAATTTCTTCCTGGATTTGAAGGGAGAAGTTTTTACGAAGACTTAAATACTTCACTTTTCTTAAAGAGTTCCAAAGATTTCTATTCATCAAAAGGAACTGATGAAGCTTTTAAAATCCTATTCAGAGTTTTATTTGGAAAGGATGTATCAGTAATAAAACCAAGAGATTACTTGATTCAACCTTCAGATGCAAAATATAGAGTAACTAGAGATATTGTAGTAGAAGAAATATCAGGAAATATTGAAGAATTAAAAAACAAAACAATATTTGAAAAAAGTGAAGGAGAGATAAAGTCTTTTGCGACTGTAACTGATATTGAAAAAATTTATAGAAATAGAAAATATTATTACATATTAAAATTAGACTCCGATTTTAATAAAGACATAAATGTCGTCGGATCAGTTTTTGGAAATTTTTCAATTACACCAAAAACTAAAGTAGTAGAAACGGTTCCACTGAGTGCAGATACTATCATTGTAGACTCTACAATAGGATTTCCCGAATCTGGAATTTTGAGGTATACTGGATTGGGTGGAAATATTTTAATAAGTTACAATCAAAAATCTATAACTGAATTTAAAAATTGCACGGGAATAACAGAAAGTATCCCATCAAAAAGTCAAATTTCGCTCAATCCTACAAATTCTTATGCATATGGACTATCAAACGATGGTTCTGAAATTAGATTTAGAGTAAATGGTGTAATTTCAAATACAAACGCAGATGGAATTGGAAAATATTATTCGAAAAATGATACTGGAAAAATAATATCCTTTGGATATAATAGTGATGAAGACGTTTTAAGTAACAATTGGATTTTCAACGTTTCTGTCAATTGTCAAGTAAGTTCTTTAATTGATAATCAGAATTTTAGTTATACAATTACTACTTATGACAACAATAACATTTATAATAATGATCATGTAGAAATATCTTATGCAAACATAGAAGGTATTAGAAAAACGAACATATTTAAAGTCGTTGTACCAACAGGAAGTGAACCACAAAAAACATTTAGAGTTAATAACTTTGGAGAAAATATTAGAGAAGTATTTTCTGTTAGAAAAGTTATCTCTAAGTATGATGGTAAGTTTGTTTCTGATGTAATAAACACATATAAAGATACATCAAAAAATAATGAAATCTATGTTGCATCAAACTCCTTACCAAATTATGACGAAACTACAATTTCAGATTACAAAATTTCAATAAGAAACGTATCAAATAATACAATTAATTATGAAAATCATGGATATTATAGTGGAGATGCTATAATATACACTTTTTCAAGTGATTCCACTACTAAATTGAATATTAGTTCGGGAATTTATTATATCAAAAAAATTGATGAAGACAATTTTAAATTAGCATCAAGCAAAGAAAATATATTTTTTGGAAAATATTTGTCCATTGGAAACTCTAATATTTCTGATGGAAATTTTATAAGTCCTTTAAAATTTGCAAATAAAGAAAATTTACCAGGAATAATTGAACCACAAAAACTTATAAGAAAGATAAGTGAACCTCAAACTGATGGAGAAATAAATCCGACAAAGAAAGGAACTACTGGAATATTTTTAAATGGAGTAGAACTTTTAAACTATAAGTCTGAAGATATAGTTTATTATGGTCCCATAGAATCTATTGATGTGATTGACGAGGGTGAAGACTATGACATAATAAATCCCCCAAAATTAGTGGTATCTGTTGGATCTGGTTCTTCTGCAACTGGTTATTGTGGAGTAGAAGGATCTTTGAATAAAATTGAAATTGTAGATCCTGGATTTGATTACATAAGTAATCCGCAAATTAAAATTTCTGGTGGTGGAGGTTCAGGAGCTGTTGCAGAAGCAAATACTATACCAATAGAAAATATAATTAATTTTAATTCGACATCCACTAACACCAAGATTAAACCTCTTAATCCTCTAAATGAAATTGGATTTAGCACTTCTCATAGATTGAGAACGGGTGAACTTGTAAACTACAGTTCTAATGGTCAACCCGTTATTGGAGGTCTTTTGAGTGGTTCTAATTACTATGTCAGAGTTTTAGATGATTTTTCAATAAAACTGTACAATACTTTTACAGATTCCACTAAGGGACAAAATGAAATTGATATTACTGGATATGGTGAAGGAAATCATACAATAAAATCAATTGAGAAAAAATTTACTCTTGGATCAATTTCAATAATAAATCCAGGTAGTGGATATAAAAACAAAAAAATAACTGTAAAACCAATTGGAGTAAACACTTTTACAGACACAATAGAAGTTTATGATCACCCATATCAAAGTGGAGAAATAATTCACTATGATTTCACTGGAACTAGTATAGCAGGACTTTCTACTGGAAGTTACTATCTGACAAGGATTGATAGTAAAAACTTTAAATTGTCAGAAGTTGGAGTGGGAACAATTGCCAAAGATTTTTACTATGTAACAAAACAATACGTAAATTTTGAATCTAGTGGTTTAGGAACACACATTTTCAATTATGAACCAATAGTTGTTAGTATTAGTGGTTATGTTGGAGCATCAACTTCCATACAGCAAGATTTTAACTCAGTATTGCAGCCAATTTTCTCCGGAAATATTAAATCAATATATGTAGAAAATGGTGGAGTTGGATATGGATCATCGGAAATATTAAATTTCAACAAACAACCATTATTTTCTTTTGAATCTGGATCTGAAGCAAAAATTGCACCACTAGTATCTGGAGGAAAGATAGTTAAAGTAATTGTTACTAATAGTGGAAGTAATTATAAATCTCCACCAAAAATAATAATAAGTGGTTCTGGTTTTGGAGCTTCTTTAACTCCAATAATTGAAAATGGACAATTGAAGGAAGTTAAAATAATTAATGGTGGATTAAATTATACACAAAATAACACTACCTTAGAAGTAGTTCCATATGGATCTGGATGCAAATTAAATGCACAGATTAAAAAGTGGGTAGTTAATAAATTTAATAGACTTTCCAAAAAGTTTGGACCTGATGAAAGTGTCGTATACAAAGGATTGAATCCAAATTATGGTTTGCAATATACACATTTAAATCTTCCTCAGGTATTAAGAAAAAAACTTTTTTCAAAAACAATTCAAGACGAAAGAGTTGTATTTAGAAAAGACCTTGATAATGATACAAATGCAATAAAATTACATTCTCCCATAGTTGGATGGGCATATGATGGAAACCCAATTTATGGACCTTATGGTTATACTTCAACAACAAATAAAACTGTAAAGAAAATAATCTCGGGATATTCTGATGCAAAGGATATTGGTGAAGGGAGACCAAGTAGTGAAATATATGAAAGTGGATTTTTTGTAGAAGACTATGAATATACTGCAAATGGAGATTTAGATGAAAACAATGGAAGATTTTGCATAACCCCAGAATTTCCAAATGGAACTTACGCATATTTTTGTACCTTAGATGAAAATGATGAACCAAAGTTCCCATACGTTATTGGGAAGAATTTTAAATCAACACCAATAGATTACAATTTTGAAGTATTTTCTGGCCAAGATACTTTTGATTTTTCAAATAAATTCTTGTTGAGGAATACTTACCCATATAACAGCAAATCAAAAAATTCTTCATATGATTTTATTTTTGAAAATAAAAACGAATATAGAGTAAAAAATTCTAAAGTCGAGACAACTACCAAAGGATCAATTGATTCGATAAAAATTATTTCAGGTGGTCAAAATTATTCTGTCGGTGATAATCTAATTTTTGACGAAGAAGGCACAGAAGGAACCGGAGCAATTTACACAGTAGAGACTGTAGGTGGAAAAAAGGTAAATCAGATAGATTTGTCTTCAAGTATTTTTGAAGACGTTGAATTTTCCAATATAGGATCAAATAAAAAAATTATTGGATTTTCCACAATTCCACATAATTTTTCTAATGGAGATAAAGTAAATATCACTTCTTTAAATAACAATGGACCACAATTAAAAGGATCATTTGAAGTTTTCGTAAATCAAAATAAACTTTTATTGACTGTAGGTGTAGGAGATTCTTTAACTGATGGAGTTTTAAATTATTTTAGTGTTAATGGAAACCTAGATTATCCAAATATCCGAGAGAATGATGTTTACACAATAGATAGCGAAAAAATAAAAATATTAAATGTAGATAAAAAATCTAGAAGAATTAGAGTTCTTAGGGGTTATGAAGGAACACCTACAAGTGCTCACTCCGGATTTACTACAATATTCGAAAATTCTAGAAAATTTGAAATAATTCCAAAATTACAAGGCGAAAATTATTTTTCGGATAGAGAAATATATTTTGACCCAAGTGAATCTGTAGGATTGGGATACACTGAAACTACAATAAATTTCTCAAATCCCGGTGCCGGAGAAACTTCAATAACAACAAAACCAAGATCGATATTCATAAAAAATCACAATTTAAAATCTGGAACTCTTGTAATTTACAATTCTAATGGCGGTTCTCCATTATTTGTCTCTAAAACTGGCGTAACAACATTCCAGTTAAATGAAAATTCGGAATTTTATGTCACAAAACTAACTGATGACTTTATTGGGATATCCACAGATAAAGTTGGTTTGAATACAAATGGAGAGTATTTAAATTCTAAGGAAACAGAAGGATTATTATATTTTGATTCGGTCGGAGTTGGTTCTTATCATAGCTTTAAAACTAAAATTGATGATGTATCTTTGTATAACGTAACAAAGAATGATGTTACAGTTTCAACGGCTACGACACACAGTTTGCAGAAAAATGATTTTGTAGTTTTGGATGTAATTTCTGGAATACAAACATCATATAAGATAGAATATAATGATTATTATAGAAGAATTATTATCAATAAAGCAGAATTTTTAGCATCTGATGTAGATACTATTAATAGCACAATTAGAATACCTAGACATAATTTAATAACTGGACAAAAGGTAATTTACAATTCAACCTCACCCTCAGGTGGATTAGATGATAATAAAATATACTATGTGGTAAAATATGACGAAAATAGAATAAGATTATCAAATTCAAAGTATGATTCAGAAAAGCAAAATCCAAGTATAATTGATATAACAACCTCTTCTGTTGGGACCATATCACCAATAAACCCTCCAATACAAATTATAAAAAATAGCAAACTAGTTTTTGACGTTTCTGACCAATCTCTGTCAGTTTTTACTGGGATTGAAAGAGAGTCCTCATTCAATATCAATTTTTACAATGACAAAAAACTTTCTGATAGACTATTTTTAGTTGATACTGATGGGAACTCAAAAATAAGATATACTGGAAGAATTGGAGTAGACTTAACAGCAAAAATTGAACTTTTGATAGATTCATCTTTCCCAGACAATTTTTACTATAGTTTAGATCCTATTTTATTTGAAAAAAATAAAAATGAAAAGATTCAAATTCAAGTAGATGATGAGGTTAATTTTAGAAATTCGATAAATTTGAATACTAGTTCATTGTCAGGTGTACATAGAATTTCATCAAAAACTTTAAACACATTCACTTATGTTATTGGAAATACTAATGAAATTGGACAATATACTTCACAAGAATCAAATATATCATACAGAACAAATTCTAAAACAGAAACCGGAGAAATAAAAACATTTTCTCTTAAATCTAAAGGTTTCAATTACCACAAATTACCTTCAATAAAATCGGTAGATTCGGATTCTGGATCTGGAGCAATTCTTATACCAGAATCTAACGAAATTGGAAAAATTAAATCTACAAAGATATTTGATATTGGATATGATTATTCAATTGACAGCACAATAAAACCATTAGTCAAGTATCCTTCAGTATTAAGAATAGAACCTCTTTCCAAAATTTCTAGTATTGGTATAACTTCTATCGGAGTTTTTTATAACACATCTCCAAATTTAATTTTGATTGATGGATTTACCAAAAATGTCGTAGATGATGTAGTATTGGATTTTGATGTCTTTGAACCTTCAATTAAAATTATAAAAAATACAACTGAACTTTATAATACAACTCCTATAATAATTCCAACTAATAATACAAATGGTTTAAAAATATCTTCGGCATCATTTGATTCTTTGACAAAAAAAGTTACATTGGTTTTAAGTAAACAGTTTTCTTCATCCGATGTCTTCCCATTTTCTGTTGGAGACAACATTATTGTTGAGGGAATTTCTATAACTCCTTCAAATGGAATAGGATTTAATTCTAAAAATTATAATTATAACTTATTTAAAATTACAGATATAGATCCAAAATTTGGAGGAAGTGGAGCATTTGTAAAATATTCTTTATCTGAGTTATTAACTGGATCACAAACTCCGGGAACATTTGATTCAGAGAATTCCTCTGGAACAGTTACTCCCGAAAAATATTTCCCCAAATTTGATATCAGTTTAATTAAAAATTCATTTGCTATTGGAGAAACTGTCAGATTTGGAACAAAGATTGGAAAGGTAACTGGGTGGGATGAGAAAAATGAATTTTTAAGAATAGAAACAGATTTTAAATATGATGGAGAACTTGAAGTACAAAGTCTTTCTTCAAGTTCAAAGGCATTTATTAAAGAAACTGATGAATTTGAGTCTTTTTATTCTATTGATTCTTCTTCTATAGTTAAAAATGGTTGGATTGATAGAGTAGGATTTTTAAATGATGGATTGCAAAAAATTTCGGATAATGATTATTATCAGTATTTTTCGTATTCTTTAAAGTCCGAAATAGATTTTGATACTTGGGATATAACTACTGACAATTTAAACCACACTGTTGGATTTAAAAAATTTGGAGATCTTCAAATAGTTTCTGAATTAGAGGCAAATCAAACCGCAGGCATATCTACTCAGATTGTGGAACGTGACCTTGTTATTGAATTAAATAGTGTAGTAGATGTAAATTGCACTTTTGATTATGATTTAGTGACAGAAAATTCTTTAACTGTTGATAACGTTTTATCATCAAATCAAATAAATTTTGCTTCGAGAATCATTCAAGATTATTCAGAATCTATTGGAAATAGAGTATTATTGATAGATGATATTAGTG